ATTTTCATCTGAAGAAGTAATAAAAGCCTCGATGCCAGATTGAAGCATATATTTTTCTTTGATCTCTTGTTGTTTCTTTTCTTTAGTGATTCTACGTAAGAATGCAAACCAAATAATTTGAGTAAAATACGCAAAAGCATTGGGTTTACCTGATCTGGTTTTAGCATCAATGTTGTAATTTTCTACAGCTTTGAGGCAGTTCTCTACTGCGTCCATAACCATTTCTTCACGATATGTGTATCGTATGAAGTTAGATTTATGAGAAAGATTTTCAGCAATCTTAAGAAATGAAACTGCTATATCATCTGGGACAATAGGTAGAATTTCATTAGCTGCTTTGGCTGAGGCTACGTTTTGAACATAACCCACCACAGACAATGAGAATTCAGCGTTATTAACGTAGTGTACGTTTTTCGACTTCTTAGGCATATATTATCTCCAAACTATATTGATAATTATAATCTATTTTAAAGGGAATGTAAACACTTTTTTTTACTATAATACGCATATAGCCTATGTACAAGTCTAAGCAGATATGGTATAATAAAAGAGTAGTCTTTTTAGTAGGGGAGTAGTATCCAATGTCAATGAAGCTTATTCTTTTTACTATCAAAAAGATTTGTAATCTTAACAACATTGGATGGATTTGAATCATCAGATGGATCCATTTTTAAGATATCTTTAAGTTCATCCATAGCCGATTCTTCTTCAGATAGCTCAATAATAGTCTTAAGGGCTTTTGCATATTGATTTAACAATGCTGTTGCAGGCTCAGCTGCACCCATGATATGGTACTTTGATAATGTTATGACTTCATCACTCTTTTCAATATAAGTCATCCATGGTCTCATAACGTAAAAGGTTTCAATCTGCTCAGAATCAGCACTTGATACTTTTTCAATAGTAAGGCAATACCTTACAACCAGATCGTCCTCTAATTCTTCTATAATTTCACAAAGGACTTCATCACCATTAGCCATCTTAATTTGTTTTACATTATCATCAATCATTAATTTAAACCTTTATTTTATATATCTTAAAATTAAACTGCTCTCTTTTATAAATTTTGATTCTTTCTTCAGAATGCAATAACGTATAATTTTTCTTAGATTTATGTTGTAGGTCGTCTGATATATCGTATAGCTTTGTAGTTATTCCATTGTCGCTTTTTCTGAGTCCTCGTCCGATGCTTTGGAGGACTTTAATTTGTGACTTTGATGGGCTCGCAAAAATGATATTATGAAGATTGCGGATGTTGATACCTGTGCTAAAAGTCCCCAAACTAGCCACGATAATCGCATCTTTTTGCTTCTCCGTTATTTTTCTTATAGCTTCTCTATCAGTAGCTTCTGTTGCTCCACTAACAAAGAATACTTTTCTATTTATATCCGCTTTAGCCCTTACTAAATCATATAGAGGTTTACCATGTTTTTCTACAAATTGAAATAAAACTAATGAATTTCCTGTTTGATCAACTGCTAGGTTTCGTATAAAATGATTTCGTTTTTCATTACCAATAATAAAATTGATCTCTTGCTGATATGTACTCCCACTTATTAATTGTTTAATGTCATCTGCATGTTCTAGTCTTAAAATGAAAATGTCAAGCGCGGCTAAAGTATCTTTTTCTTGTAAAGCTTTTGTTGTAGTGACCTTCATCACTTTACCAAATAAACCTTCTAATACTAATTTGTGTGTCTGTGTTCCATCCAATGTACCAGTTGTACCAAATCGATATGCCGTTCCTCGAGCTTTATTCATAATGTTTGTTAATGATTTAGATTTAAAACCATGTACCTCATCACCAAAAATGATTCCGAATTGACTGAACCATGTTGGTGGTAACTTATAGATTGATTGCCATGTGCTAATAAAAACGTCTTCAGCCACATTCATTTTTGGCTGCCCAGAATATATCACATGACATTCTTTTTCAGCAAAGAATGAATCATCGTTAGTAGAATAATCGGCAAAGTCAGAAAACATTTGTTGCACCAGAGATGTGGTTGGTACAATAATAAGAGCCTTATCTTCATTATGATTCATATACCAACGTAATAGTACATAAATTATTAATGATTTTCCAGAACCTGTTGGTGATAATAAAATAGTTCTTTTCTTTTTAATAGCTTCACAGATCGCGTTAAACTGATAATCTCTTACTTCAATGGGTTTCCCCTTACTATGAATATTAAGTGATTTAATGAATTCCATGATTTGTTTTGGATCTATTACATTATCCAATTCGGGTGGACCATATGGACCATCTTCATATTCTACTTCATAGTCTCGCTTTTCGGCGAACTCTTTAACATAATGTAAAAGCCCAACCGGCAATTCATAGTTGGCCACATTAAATAGCCGAACTTTACCATCCCATACTTTATTACGATATAGCGGCATATACTTATAGCCTGGAACAAAGAATGAAAAGAATTCACTCAGCTCCATTGCTATACCACTATCACATCCTATGAGAAGAAAGGCTTCATTCTTCTTTTGTATTAATATTTTATCCACCAGCTTGAAACATCTTCCATTTTATAATATTACTAATTGTTTGATGTCGCCATCTCAATGTATCAACTATCTCAGTTAACGTTTCAACGATAGTCTTAAAATACACCACTTTTTCTTCGCTCTGTTGTATATCTATATCTGAATCATAGTAGCGATTCATGTCGCCTTTCATAATTTTCATTCCACGAAATGGATCGTATTCCCAACCTTTATCATTAAGTTCATCCTCAGTCATCTTACCATTATAATAAAGCCATTTGTCTTTAAGTAAAATTTTCTGATTTAGTTCGGATTTTTTATGTTTTAGCTTTGTAATAGATAACATTTCTAAATATTTGGCATGTAACTTAACCACAGCTACTGAAGAGACATCCAAATTATTATCATCAATTACGCAATCTTCTTTCCACATTTCGAGTATATTTTCAAGTGTTAACAAATCATTTCTCCATAATATAAAGTATATATACGCTAGCTTATAACAAAATACTCAGCCCTGAAAGATGCATTATAAGTTACCATCTGAGGCTCACCCTGTGAAGATGAGAATGATAGGTTACCCAATGACGTTGGAACGCAATCAATGTATTTTATAGTTTTGACCACTTTATTACCATTAGTCATTAATAGAATACTAATGTCTGCTTCATGACTTACGATTGGTATTTGCACAATATCAGTGCCAGCTAAGCCTGTCCGTGCCTGTGTTAAGAGTTCTACCCAGTCATACATTTCTGTATATGATGCCATATTCTCATCGACTATGACTTCAAACTGAAGTTCATCAATAGTTAGTGTATCGCCTGGTAGACCTACAGTAGAGATTCTTTTATATGCTAAAGGTGCAGATGTAATCGTAACACCCGGATGCTGAAACCCTTGAGCAAAAAATTCGAGATTGGCAAATTGCTTACGATCAATAATGACCTTAAATTGCGTACTCTGAAGATAATTTATATTCTGAGTTAGTTTTGCCATAATTCACTCCTTTTCTTTTACTATTTATACATTAAAAACAACAAAAAACTCAGGTCTTACGGGATCATCTCCCTGCCTGAGCCGTGATAACTATTAAACTTCATAAGAAGTCTAATTATTTCCCATCATTGAAAATTGCCATAATTGTAGTTACTACTACCTTAACTGCATAAGCGGCCGATATTAGAACTATTCCGATTATAATTATATCAATCATATCATTTCCTCATTTTTACAATGTAATTTATATGTTCTATTGTTTGAACATAACTTTAACAACTTTACCATCAGGATCAAACATGGTGCTAACACTAGTCGTTCCACCATTACCGAAAGTTGACTTAGATCTACATTCCCACCAATCCTCGGCCTCTTCACGAGATTCGCAGTGTATTGCACTCCATTCTAACTGCGAATCGTTGCCTTCGGATTGTGGCTTATTAAACTGTCCTCTAACTTCCCACATAATTATATCCTTATCATTTCTTCATTTTTACTAGAGTACGAAGGTGAAGGCATTGGATGTTATATCCGCCAGCTAAGATTGTATCGATTTCAATCCGCTTGTTTCCTTTGTCTGTTTCTACATTAAAGACTCCGTGAAAACCATCTGAGGTTTTAGAAATATTTGAGTCTTTAACTTCTGTGACACCGAATGTTTCCAGCTTTTTAGCTACTTTAGCATTCCTTGCTTCAATTGTTCTTTTGCAGTTCTTTTCAAATACCTGAGCAATTCCTGCATCGTTATTTTGAATGAGTGTGTTGTAGTGACCTTTACCACCACAAATCCGAAACATTTCTTCGTAGAAACCCCAATCGTCTTTACCCCAATTTTTGTAACCTTCGTTTGTTTTTGCGCTATAGTGATAACCTAGTATGTTATCCATACGCCATTCTTTAAGAGCTACTTTCCGTCCTAAGGCCCATTCGATTTGACCCTCGATGAATTTTTTATCAAGATCGGTAAAGACTTTTTCTAGGTTTGAAATAATCTGTTTCATGGTAGATACTCTTTCCGTTTTGTTTCTTAATACCTTTATATAATACTTTTAACGTAATGTACAGGGCTAATATGCATTTAAGTGAAAAAAAAAGCCCCACCGAAGTGGAGCTTTAGTTGGAAGGAGTTTAATAACCTTCTCATTTTTTGTCAGTAAGATATCTTATGCGTCGAGGATATTGTCTACGCGGAAGATTCTATAATACTGGTTAGTCTTTGGAGTAGCAAGACCGTCTGCAGGAGTGGATCCAACAAATGGGTTCGATACCATACCATAACGAGTCTTAAACCCGATACGTGGTTGGAAGTCATTCTCACCTACGGCGCGGACCATGGTCAGCGGTACGTATGGGCAATAGAACAAGCCAGCATCATAAGCATTGGTACCTTTGTAGCCAACGTTTACATAATCCAGAGTAGCATATGGATCGATATAAACTTTGGTACGACCGTTAAGAACACCAGCAAAAGTATTACCAGTATCGTCAACTGTCAGGCTATCTTTCAGTGCTGGAGCATAATCCAACATTCCAGTAGCAGACAAGCAAGAAGCAACATCCCC